AGCACCCCAGATCTACGGGATAAGTTTGTTATCGGTGCTGGTAATTCTTATGCTGTAGCTGCTACTGGTGGTTCTAAAGATGCTGTAGTGGTAAGCCACGCCCACACTGCTACCACCTCTCTTACCGACCCCGGACACACTCACCTCGCAGGTGTTCACTCTGTAACTGGTCCCGGTAACAACGGTGGAGGATGGTTTGTTGGTCCGAATAATGGCCTTGGGTTCATAGGTAACATGACTACTTCAACCACAGGGATATCTGCTTCCACCTCAGTTAGCACAGAGGGTGTCTCAGGTAACAACGCTAACCTGCCACCATACTATGCCCTTTGCTACATTATGAAGACTTGATGCAAAAGTTTCCAGTAGTAAATAGACAAGAATATATAATGTACTTGGAGTTGTTTAGTAACTTATACTGGCTTCATACTGATGTGTTTAAGTGGTCAGCAGAAATAAAGAAACATTATATTAAAGATTTAAACCAGCTTCAATCACTACTCAATGCTCCTCTATACGCAATGATAGACAATGATAAGCTTAGTAAGTTTAGTAAAACGATAGGATTCAAATACTTAAAAAATTTGATAGGAAACGATGGAAATGTTTATCAGATTGATATTAGGAGTGTATAATGGGTAAGTTGATTGGCGGTATAACTGATGCGGTAGGCTTAACAGATATCAAAGGTACACGAGAGCGTGGTGAACAATCTGCTGCTGCTCAGCGTGAAGCTGCTTTAAGGGCTGCTCAGATATCTGCATTCAGACCAGTCGGGATGACCTCTCGCTTTGGTAGCGGTCAGTTTGATATCACAGATGTTGGTGGTGTCCCTCGTGTCACTGGAGCCAGCTACACAGTAGCGCCTGAGTTAAAGGCCATTCAAGATCAAATAATGGGATTGACTGGCGGCGCTGTATCTACTGCTCAAGAAGCTCAGATGGCTGCTCAGCCTCTAGGTGCTGCTGCTCAACGCCTATTTAATCTTGGTGGTCAGTATATCTCTGAATCTCCAGAGGCTGCTCGTCAGCGTATCTTCGAACAATTACAAGAAGCAAGGATGCCAACACAGCTTCAAGAAGAACAAAGACTAGCATCTGGTGCTTTTGGTCGTGGACGTGCTGGATTAAATATTGGTGGTATTGGTCAGCCTGAACTGTATAGCTTAGCCCGTGCTCGTGAGGCACAACGTGCTCAAGATATTGTTGCAGCTAACCAACAAGCTCAGCAAGAAATTCAGTTTGGTACTGGATTGTTTGGAACAGGCGCTCAACAGCTTGGTCAACAGTACGCTCTCCCGACACAGGCTCTTGGACCTCTTCAGTCCTACCTTGGTACTGTCGGAACTCTGGAGCAACTTGGGCAGCAACCGTTTCAGCTTGGCTTACAAGTCGGAGGCGCTGCCCAATCTGGGGCTAATGTTGGTTCTCAGCTTCTGCAGTCTGGTCTGTCCAGTGCCGCTACTACTCAGCAACGTGCTGGTGATGCTGCGTCCCAACAGCTTACTAGCTTTATGAATCAAGCTTTAGGCGCTGCTGTTGGTGGCTTTACTGGTGGTTTTGGTGGTGGTGGTATGGGAGGACTACAAGCAAGGTTTGCACAGACTGGTTTAGGTAGATCAGGTTTTGGAACTGGTCTGGCATATGGCAACCAAGACTACGGAAGTTTCTTTTAAGGATAAATAATATGGGAATGTCATACAACAAATATTACAAAGCGATCCAGAGTATCTGCGTAGGCAGATGGCCCAGCAGGAGATGCAACGGCTTAATCCTACTGGTGGAGCTGCAGGTGCTATCGGTGCGTTGCTTGGTAGAGGCATTGGCAATGTAGCTTCTGGGCGTGGCTTTATGGACACTGGCGATGCTGGACTTCGTAGGGTTTCAGAAGTTCAAGGCATTATGAGTAGTGTTCCTTTTGATCCTGAGAACCCAGCCACTTACTATGAAGGCGTTGCTGCTGCATTAAAGCAAAGCGGCTACGGAGACTTAGCTGTGTCGGCTTTAAAAGAAGCAGCATCTGCTAGGACACAAGCTAAAGAACTAAGTCTCAAAGAACGAGAGATTGGTACACGAGAAAAAGCAGTTAATACTTTTGACTCTCTTAGTTTGTTAACAAAAGATGGAAGACCAGTAACTATGAACAAAGCTACTGGAGCTTTAGAGACAATAGACACAGAGAGTAAAGTGCGCAGACCTTTTGATCCTTCAAAGGATAAGCTTGAGTACAAGCCAACAGGAGAAGATCCATTAAAGGCAGTGATTGCTGCTCTTATTGGTGGAGGGTTGGGAGCAACTGCTCCAAAAGCTAAACCTTCTGAATCTAAGAAAGATGACAAGAAGAAACCTGCTGGTCCTTTAAACCCTGCTGAATATGAAATAAAACCTTAACAATGGCTGACATATTTAATCTTCCAAAAGCATTATCGGATGGTTATAGTTATACAGATGTAGCAGAGGCTTTAGCAAAACAAAAGAATTTTAATCTTGCTAAGGCAAGAGAAGATGGTTACGATGACCGAACCATTGCTGCTACTCTGTCATTAGGCAGACCGATTACTGCTAGTGAGTCTTTCTTTAAGAACCTTGAACAGGGCATGATCTCTGATTATGCAGGACTAGCTCAGCTTGCTAAGCCTGTCTCTGAGGGTTTAAAGAAGATAGGCATTGATACATCTGCTACTGAGCAGACTGGTATTGAACCTGAAGGCTACTCAGATCCTACGTCATGGATGGCAGGCACTCCTGTTTCTCCTGAAGCTCAGGCACGTACAGAAAAGAATACTCTTCGTAATGAACTAGAAGCACGTATCTTAGCAGACGAAAAGACTGGTGCTGCTATTGCTGGCCGTATTTCTGGTGCTCTAACTTCTCCTGTCAATCTTCTTCCTATTGGTAAGGTTGCCACCACTGCTCAGAAGATTCGTGGTTTTGGACTTGCTGGTGCTCTTGGTGGTGCTTTAGATCCAGTATACGAAGAGCTAGGTGACACAGCAATCACCACGAGGGCACAGAATATTGCGGCTGGTGCTGTATTAGGGGGTGCTCTTGGTGGTATAGTTGCTGGAGGTAAGGCTGTATTAGGAAAGATATTCTCAAAAAAAGGTGACGAGATAGTCGATGTTACTGACGAAGTAGCAAACGGCACAGCAGACTTAACCAAACCTCACTTTAAATATAAAGGTGTAGATGACGCAGGTGAGCCAGTCTTTGAACAGGTAGGGACAAGGGCTACCACTCCAGCGCCTACAAAGACAGCAGATGAAGACCTTATTGATGAGGTTCAGAGTGCCTTTGATTCTACACAGCTACCCAAACTTCCTCAGTACTTAAGTGGTTCTAGTCCTTCCTTTGGTAAATCAGCCCTGTCTTTTGAGACAGATCTAGATAAAGCCCTATACATTGTAGGACGTTCTGATACTAAATCAACTAGGCACGAAGACTTTGTTCAGTATCTACAGCAATCCTTGGACGTACCTAGAGAGGAAGTATTACGTATTGCTAAGGTAGCTCGTGATGAGATGGTCAACTCTATGAAGGTTGCTCAAAGGGAACTAGGCTTAAGGAACCTGCCACAAGATTCTTTAAAGGTCTCCTTGTCTAAAACACTTGACAATCTTTTAAATCCAGTAGATAAAAACCTTGACGATTTCAGTAAATCAGTGTATAATTATGGTAAGACTTTACCTGTCAACGAAGCTGGTAAGTTTGTAATCTCCCCTTCTATCCTAAAGTCTGAAGGCTTTCAAAAGCTCAGCAGTGCTGTGCGTCAGTATATGCCAAAGGCTTCTGACTCAGACAGTCTTGTTATGATTAAAGGATATCAGGACATGATGGATAAGCTTAAGGAAATTGATGGCAGAAACTTTAAGTCGAGATCCTTTGAAGATATGCTAAAGAATAAAGACATGAACGAAGACTTACGAATTAAACTATACAATGCTGGAGAGTTTGATGGCTGCTAAGTGTAAGCTACCATTCTATAAGAACTTCTTACCTGAGAAGCGAGTTGCTCCTTTAACTGAAAAGCAGGTTAGCTTGCTCAGTAAGATGAGTCCTGAGAGGCAGTTTAAATACTTAGGCGCTACTGCTAAACATCTTAATGATGATGTCATCCAGATTATAAACAGGTATGGGCAGGTGTCAGAAAGACTAAGCTCTAAGACAAGGCTTGGTCAGTCTATGTCTGAGACAGAGAAGGAACTATCGCAAGCTGCAGATCGTTTAAGAACTCAGGCAGGTGCTGATTCACTTCAAGGTGCAGAGCAGTTTGCTGAGTCTCTCGCAGCTTCTTATAAGAAGGGCGATGTCTTAGAGGCTGGTCAGCGAGAGCTACTGTACCCTGTCGTTGCTAGACAGCTTGATAATCTTCAGCCTATCTTTGCTGCTTTAGATTCTGCTACGGCTAAGGGAGATAAACAAACAGCAGCTTATCTGGCTATGGAACTTCAGAAAACAGTGATGGGCCTTGGTGCTGTCATTGGCGATAAGAACGCTGTCTCTGTAGCAATGAGTTCCTTTAAACGATTAAACAAACTGTTCGAGACTGGTGGTGAAAAGAGTTGCTACGGATATGTACTCTAATCCTAAGTTAAATAAGAAAGATGTTGATCTTGCAATAGGTAAAGGTTTAGTTGATGCTGCAACTACTCCGTCCTTACGTGCTCAGTTATCTACAATTATTAGAAACAACTACTTAAGTGCGCTGCCTACATTTATTAAAAACTTTGCTGGTAACTTTGCCAGACTAATTGAAGCACCCTTGGCAAGGATTGCTGGAGGAAGACCAAGCGAAGCAGTGGACATGATTGTCGGCTACGCCAAGGCATTTACCAAAGTGTTCCCTCGTTTTGCTGAGGGCTTCTCTAACAAGAGCATCGAGCTAGACGGACGTACTGCAAAAGAATACGACATCTACTTAAAGCTTCCGGGTCAAGATCCGAACAAGTTCTTAGATATGGTCAATAGACCTATCAACGCTGTACTTACATTTCCTCAGTCACTGCAGCGAGGCGGTGATGAGTTCTTCGCTGTCATGTTTGAGCAGGCACAGCTTGAGGTGCTAAAGAACAGAGCTAAGAATAGTAAGCTAATGCCTGACTCTTTCTTTACAAACAGAGGCATCACTCGTGATGAATGGATTCGTCAGGTTGAGGATGTGCTTGCAACTGGCGACACACGCAGCCCGTTGTGGAAAACATTTCAAGATGTAGAGCCACGCCTAGCTCAAGAGATCGAAGACTTTCAAAAGTACGGGACATTTCGTTCTAATCTAGGTACTTCTTTAATTGATAGAGCAACAAGGAGTTATTCTAACTTTGCAAAAGATAACCCATTAGCTGCTCTCTTTACACCATTCATTATCACACCTACTAACATTGCTAAGTTTGGTGGCGGGTATGTCCCCGGTCTAGGATTGTTAAGGTTTAATCAAGGGCGTAAAGATATCAACACTCTTGTAAACGAGATAGATGATTTAGTTGCTGCAAGGCAAGCAGCTAAAACACCTAAGTCAGAAGAAAGACTTGGGCGTTTAATTGAAAAGAAGCAGGGTGAACTACAGTTCAAAAGAGATTTGAACAGGGACTTTGTTGGTCAGCAGATCCTAGGTACTGGCTTAGTAGCTTATGCTTATGGTCTTGTAGCAGATGATCGTTTAACTGGAGAATACTCCTTAGATCCAGAGGTTCGTACTCGTCAGATTGCTGCTGGTAAACCACCGTCATCAATTCGTTTTGGAGATAGATGGTTTGGGTATGCTGGTATCGAACCGCTACATACTGTGTTGTCGTTAACTGCCAATACAATGGAAGCAATCCGTGACGGGCAGCTAAAAGGGCAAGAGTTAAGTGCGTATGCCGCTGACTTCTATAAAGTAATTAAAGCTTCTTTCTTAGATAAGACTTTTACTGAAGGTTTATCTAATGTAATGGGAGCAATGGAAGATCCAAATAGATTACCAGCCACGATTGTTGCGTTAACTAATGGATTAACACCTAACATTCTAAACAACATTGCACGAATAGAAGACAAAGTTGCTCGTGAAGTAAGAGATCCTGAAATGAGTACATGGATTCTGAACAATCTTAAGTCTCGTTTACCGGGACAGAGAGAAGACATTCCTGTTCAGTACGATGTTGCAGGACAACCAAGACAACTAGGCTCTACTGGTGAACTACTGACTGGTTTTATTAACCGTCCTGCAGAGCAGACTATAGCACAGTCATTCTTTAATAACCCAGAGTTAAAGATTAAGATGCCTTCTCGTACAGTGTACGGGGTAGAGCTTCGAGGTGAGCAATACGAGCGTATGTCTAAGATGATGGGAGAGATGTCTAACACGGTTGCTACTTCCTTTGCATCTAACCCCGGATTTCAAAGACTACCAGACTCGCTAAAGGCAGAGTTGTTTACTAATGTGGTAAGCACAATTCGAAGTAATGTTAGGCTTATGATGCTGCCTGAGATCGTACAAGATCCTAAGCAGAGGCTTAAGTTTATTGCAGAAGAGTTTCAGAAACGTGGCCTAAATCCATATAGCATGGGGATAAACATTGAATGAGCGAACCAGTAACCCAAGTTGCCAAGACCGCTGTTGCTGGTATTCGAGAAGCCTTAGCTGTTGGTAAAGAAATTGAGTCAGTCACCAAGGACATACAAGACCTAGGCAAGGCTGACCTCCAAGCTAGGGCATCGTTTAGGCGTAAACAAAAGCAAAGACCATCAGATACATCTGTCTTCTCAGCAGTAGAAGAATGGCGAGGAGTCTACGAGATTAAAAAGATAGAAGAAGAACTCAAGCAAGACATCATCTCTAAGCATGGACCAGCGGCTTGGGAAGAGATCATGGTAATCAAGGATAGAATCCTGAAAGACAAAAAGGATTTGACTGACGAGTATGGCAGAGACCTCAGCAAGCTAGCCATGCTCAAGTGGTACTGCTTCATCACTGCTTTTATATTGGTTAGTTTTTTCTATGTGCTTGGCTATAAACCTTAAGGACCGTCTATGATTACCCTATTTTCTACCCTTGTCTCCTTCTTGGCTGGTGGTCTCCCTAAGTTCCTAGACTTTTTCCAAGATAAGTCTGATAAAAAACACGAATTAGAGCTGGCTAAATTGCAGATGGCTAGGGAATTGGAGATGGCAGAGAAGGGGTTCCTAGCTCAGGCTAGGGTGGAGGAGATTAGGACTGACCAAATTGCAATGCAGTCTGCAGTTCAGGAGAAGGAAGCCCTCTATGCCCACGATATTGCCATAGGACAGGGAGCTAGTAAGTGGGTCATAAACCTGAGAGCCAGCGTCAGGCCAGTCATTACCTACGGTATGTTCCTAATGCTAGTAATGGTAAATGTGTTTGGGTTCTTCTACGCTTGGAAGCAGAACGTCCCGTTTGACGAGGCACTGAATCTGCTCTGGGACGAGGACTCAGCCATAATCTTCTCGTCTATCATAGCATTTTGGTTTGGGTCACAGTCTTTCAATAAGAAATGAAAGTATCCAAAGAATGCATCGAGATGATCAAGCACCACGAGGGCGTAAGAACACGCAGTTACAGGTGTCCAGCTTTGCTGTGGACAGTGGGCGTTGGTCATGTCATAGACCCCAACCATATCAGGGTTCCTTTTGAGGAGCGTAAAAACCTCGCAATACCCAGTGGGTGGGATAGAGTCCTGTCTATGGCAGAGGTTGATGACATACTCGCCAAGGATCTCCTCACGTTTGAGAGAGGTGTACTACGACTGTGTCCTACTAATCTTACTCAGTCTAGGTTTGATGCACTCGTCAGCTTTGCTTTTAATGTGGGACTGGGTAACCTCCAGCGTAGCACAATAAGACAGAAGCATAACAGGGGTGAGTTTGAAGGGGCTGCAGAAGCTTTCATGCAGTGGACGAAAGCTGGGGGAAAAGTCCTTCCCGGCCTTGTTAAGCGCAGGAAGGATGAAAGCACACTCTATTTAAAAGTTGATAAGAATCCGTAAGAACGCAAAGTCTACTACAATATATCGTTCTTCATCATCTACAACTTCGACATACTCAAAACCAAACATCAATCCAGATATAATACATAGGTCTATATTCATATCAAATCTCACAGTGACCTGCGACACACGCTAATGTCTGTGCGCCTTCGACATTATCATCTTCTTCCTTGAGGTTATCCCACAAGATATCTGTAGGCATCTTAGATAGAAGCTCTTCGTACTGCTCTTTAGTACACTCCTCGTAAGGTGCTTGTCGATAAGAGCCTCCATCCCAAGGCAGGAATGAGATACCACTAAGCTCATCGAAGTTCCTCCACACCCAAGCACCAACATCCATCCACTCATCTTCCTTGACAGAGATAGTCACTGAAGGCTTGTGCTCACACCAGTGACGCTGGTACATCAGCCACAGATCAAGGTGCTGCATAGCTGTCAGATCATCACGAGTACGAGAAGACTCTGGTGCTTTCACTGGGAAAGAAAACACAGCAGTGCTATCAGGTCTCATGACACAGTCCTCTGTAGGAATACCTGAGTCTGTGAGGAACTTAGTCAGTGGATCTTTCTTGTCACCACGAACACGGCGAACATAATACTCACTATGTCTAGTATGAATACCAGAGGCAGAATTAACAAGTTGAGACACAGTGCCGCTAGGTTTGACACAAG